TCCCGCATCCGGTCGCGCAGCAGCGCGCCGGCCCGGCCGATCTCGGCGTCGGCCGAGGATCCGGGCGCATGCCAGCCGTCCGTGCGCCGGCCACGCGCCGCGCCCTCGTAGGAGCGCACGAGCCCCTCGAAGGCCTGCCGCGCCAGCACCCGCCGGGTGGCGACCCGAGGGGCGACCGAGGCGATGGCCCTGTCGAGCCACGAGACCATCAGCGATCCCCGCGCGTAAAGCCGGCGAAGCCCGCGATGGGCCGGGCCGTGGTGCCTGCAATCTGGCGCTCGATGGTGTGGATGCGCCCGAGCAGGTCCTCGGCCGAGCCGTAATCCACGGTCTTGCCGTCATAGCTCACCCGCGTCGTGCCGCTCGCATAGGCGCGCCGGAGCGCGGCGAGCTCCGCTTCCGTCCAGTCTGCCATGCTCAAAACCATCCTTCCCGCCGCCCAAGCCAGTCGGAGCGGCGCTTGCCTTGCGGGGCCGCGTCGGGCCGCCCGATCCGGCCGGCCGGGCTGTCCATGCTGCTCGGAACCCCGAGCTGCGCTTCGAGATCGGCCCATGTCGCCTCGGGCCAGCGATCCGCGCCCGCGATCCAGGCGGCGGCGCGGGCATAGACCCGGCAGTCCAGCGCCTCATTGCGCTCGCGCAGCTTCTGCCATTCGAGCTTGGCGAAGCCGCGCCGGTTGCGCACCGTCACCAGCTGCTCGGCCGTCAGCTGCCGGATCCACTCGGTGTCGGCCCAGCCGGGCAGATGCACCGTGCCGGGCGGGAACGCCGCGCCCTCCCTCAGTTCTTCCGTCGTCGGCCGCGCCAGCCGCAGGAAGCGGTAGGTCTCGGCCTTGAAGGTCGAGGTGGCCACGGTCCAGAGCCGCGCGCCACGACGCAGGCGTTTGCCGCCCGCGGTGGCATCGACAAAAGTCGGCCCCGAGACCGGGCTTGCCCTGTTGAAGCCTTCGAGACCCTTCACGGGTGCCACCTGCGCGAAGCCCACCGAGCGCGCCCAAGCGTAGACCGCGGCCGTCTCGTAGCCCGTGTCGATGGCGAGTCGAGCAAGCCCCAGTTCCGCGCCGCCGGCATGCCGCCAGTTCCTGCTCAGCAGATCGGTCAGCGCGTCCCAGCACTCGGGATGCGCAGGCCCACCCTCGATCACCACGTGATCGACGAGCCAGCTTTCCAGCCCACGACCCCAGGCCCAGACATCGACCTCGATCCGGTCTTTCTGCACGTCCGCGCCGGCGGTCAGGAACAACCCGCCCGCGGGCACCGTGCCCACCGGCCAGTCCTCGCGCCGCTCGGCGATGCGCTGCCAGTCGGGCGCGTCGCCGGTCTCGATCCAGGTCTCGCCGAGCACCGTGTTGCGGAACACCCGTTCGGCCTCGTCGGACCCTGCCGCCGCCTCCTTGTCCCGCGCGATGTCGGCCCAGCTCTTCCACCCCGGCGGCGAATAGAGCGCCGAGAGATGAAATCCCACCGTCCGCGCATCGCGGGGCTCGGCCGTCGCCCGCCATTCGCCGGCCGCCAGCATCGCCGGCTTGTGATGCTCTTCGATCGGCTCGTCGCACGCATCGCAGTGATAGGCCGCCGTCTCCGGTTTGCCCTTCTGCCAGCGCAGCCGCTCGAACCGCAGCCACTGCATCGCGCCGCAATGCGGACACGGCACGAAGAAGCGGCGCTGGTCGCTCGCCTCATATTCCCTCTCGATCCGGCTGACGCCGCGGATCGTCGGTGTCGAGACCAGGAAGACTTTGCGCCGATGCGCGAAGGTCAGCGAACGCGCCTCGGCGAGCCCCACCGGGTCTCCTTCCTCGTCAGCCGAGGCCGGATAGGCGTCGACCTCGTCGAGGAACACGTAACGCGCCGGCATCGAACGCAGCCCCACCGCCGAGTTGGCGCCGGTCATGACGAGCACGCCGCCCGGAAAATCCTTCGACAGCTGCGTGTTGCCGCTGTCGCGCGCCCGCGCCGGGCGGACGCGTTCCTTCAGCGCCGGGCTTTCCTCGATCAGCGGGTCGATCCGCTGGCGCGAGTTGCGCTTGGCCAGTTCCACCGTCGGCTGGACCGCCAGCATCGGCCCCGGCGCCTGGTGGATCACGAAGCCGATCCAGTTGTTGCCGGCCTCCGTCGCGCCGACCTGTGCTGCCTTCATGAACACGATCCGCTGCGCCGGATCGCCGGGCGAGAGCGCGTCCATGATGGCCCGCATGTAGGGCGTGCGCTCGGTGCGGTACCGGCCGGGCTCGGCACTCGCGCGCGAGCTCAGCCAGCGATGCGTGTCCGACCATTCCGAGACGGTCAGCCAGGGGTCAGGCGTGAGCCCGCGGCCCCAGGCCCGGAGCAGCGCCTCCGCCCCGTCGAAGCCCGCGATGTCCTCAGAGGGCGAGCCGGGGCTGAGCGAGTTCCTCGAGATGGGCGCGGACATGGGCCTCCAGAACCTTCTGCATGGCCGCCGTCTCCGTTCCCAACTCCGCCGCCATCAGCGCAGCCACCCGCGCCGGCCAGTTGACCCAGGCATCGCGTTCCTCGCGTGCGAGCCGGAAGACCAGCGCCGTGGCGCGGTCGCGATCGACCAGTTCGCCCTTCAGCTTCGCCAGCCGGATGCGCCGCTCCTGCGCCTTCAGCACCTCGTGCGCCGTCTTCGCCTGCAGGAAGGTCGTGCCGCTACCGTTTGCGGGTGCGGCGAGCCCCTGTTCCTTCAGGGTGTCGCCGACGGCCGACACCGCCGCCTCGGGCACAGGCTTCAGCTTCTGGGCCTTTGGCGCCTTCTTGGTTTTGGACGGGTCGGTCGCCTCCGCCCTGAGACGGTCTGAGGCCGCTGCGTCGATACTGCCATCCTCGTGCAGGACGAGCCGGCCGGCGGCCTTCGCCTTCTGGATCGCGCCCCGCGACAGCCCGACATGGGCGGCATACTGGCGCTCGCTCATGCCCTGCATTGCTGGCTCCGATTATCATTCAAAATCATGTGCTTATCGAGTTGATAAGCGGTGCGGACAGAGCGAACGTCCAATCACGACGACGATGCAACTCGAGCCAAGGAGCCACAGAGATGACCCGCCGCACCACCGACAACTCGAAGGCGCTGGACGCTTTCATCGCTGCCAAGCTGGAGATCGACACCATGCTGGAACGCCTCAAGGCGCTCAGCGACGACCACTTCGAAACCAATCCCGACGAGATCAACTGGGGCCATGTCGGCACCCTGAGCCACTACCGCGACAAACTGCGCGAGATCAGCGACATGGCATTCCGTGAGGGCGAGCACGCCGAATGACCTCCGGCAACGCCGGAGTTTCCGCCGCGCACCCTGCGCGGCTTGGGGTCGTAGAAGGCGCCGCATGTCGCGGGCCCGAAACACGGAGACGATCCCATGACACAGATCCAGCTTTCCGATGCCCAAGCCATCATCCTGTCCGCCGCTTGTGCGCGGGGGGACGGGGCAATCTTCCCTGTCACCGCCAACATCAAGGGCGGCGCTGTCGGCAATGTCTGCAAGAGCCTCCTGAAACACGGGCTGATCGAGGAAATCCCGGCGACCGACCTCAACACCGTCTGGCGGCATGATGAGAAGCGTGGACCGATCACGCTGCGCGCCACCCCGCTGGCCTGCCGCACCCTCGGGATCACGGACGAACAGCACGAAACGCCGCCGACCGAGATGCCACCCGCGCCGGTCCAACACCGAAAGGGCACCAAGCAGGCAAAGCTGATCGAAATGCTCCGCGCCGAGGGCGGCGCGACCATCGACGAGATCGTCGAAGCCACCGGCTGGAAACCCCACACCATTCGCGGCGCCATGTCCGGCGCGCTCAAGAAGAAGCTCGGCCTGACCATCACCTCGGAGAAGGTCGAGGGGCGCGGGCGCGTCTACAGAATTCCTGGCTGATCGCCAGAAAGCTCGGGCCGTTCGGGCGTCCCTCGAGCGGCCCGCCTAATTACACTATTTTCACTTGTTTCGGTTATTTCACTTGCCGGAGGCGGCTTGCGTCGTTATCTACACCATTGAGACAACCCCTAGATGGAGGCCAAGATGGACAACACTGCGGAAGTGATTGACCTGACACGCCGTCTTCCAACGCACGAAGAGATTGCAAGTGCAGCGGAAGCCGCCACGGCCCTTGCGAACGCGCGCGCCGAGAACGGTGCGCTGGTGATCCACAGCGAGAACGGCGAGCCGGTGAGATTGGCCCCCGCCATCGCCGACCTGATGATCGATCTGCTGGGTCACGTCGCGCGCGGTGACATGGTCACACTCGTTCCCACCGGCGCCATGCTCACAACTCAGCAAGCAGCAGACATCCTGAATGTGTCACGCCCCTATCTGAGCAAGCTACTCAAGGAGGGCGAGATTCCGTTCATTCCGGTGGGCTCGCACCGGCGCGTGATGCATGCCGATCTCATGGCTTACAAAGCGCGTCGTGATGCTGCACGGACAGCGGCGCTGGATGATCTCGCACGCTTGGGACAGGAGTTCGAAGCGTCTTGAAGCACGTCGCCGATCGCTTTGTCGTCATCCTTGATGCCAACGTCCTGTTTCCATTCCGGAAGCGGGACGTTCTCCTGCGCTTTTATCACGCCGGTCTGTTCCGCGGCCGGTGGACAGAACAAATCCTCGACGAGTGGACGCGGAACCTTCTCGAACAGAAACCACATCTCGAAGATAGCATCCGCTCGCAGCAACGCGCGATGCAGGAACACTTCGCGGAGGCGATCGTCACGGGGTACGAACCACTGATCCCGGCGCTGAACCTGCCAGACCCGGATGACCGCCACGTACTTGCCGCCGCCATCCAATGCGGCGCACAACACATTGTGACCGAGAACCTGGCCGACTTTCCTGCGGACCTCCTCGAGCAATTCGAAATTGAAGCGATTGACGCCGACGAATTTCTCTCGCGAACATTTGATCTCTATCCGTCAGAGGCACTCGCTGTGCTCCGGAGCTTGCGGGAACTCTACGACAACCCGCCCTTTTCACCGCCCGAATTCATCCTCGATCTGACGGCGAAGGGCCTTCCGAAACTCGCCGCGCGAGTACGTGAACACCGCGATTTCATCTGACTTGGAACGGATCGCACCCGAATCGCCTCGAACAGCCGCCTCAGAGCGAAGGAACGCGCGATGCTCACCACCGTGAACACCGCGCCCATCTTCAGGTTCTGCGCCAAACTCGTGTGCAATCCGAACATCGGGAAGATCAGCATCTGCGTCGCGACGGCGACACCGTAGCCCACCGCCACGTTGGCGATGGCCTCGACCAGCGACATGGTCCGGCTTTGTTTCATGCCATCTCCTTGTCTTTCGTGGTCACGCCCAACCGCTCTGCCTTCACCTCGGCGAAGGTTCGACCGTCGCCGTCGAGAGTCGCGTTCTTTCCCGTCTCGGCCTGCCAGCGCTCGACGGCGACATCGACATAGGCCGGGCTGATCTCCATCGCGTAGACGCGCCGGCCGTTGGCCTCGCCCGCCATGATCTGCGACCCGGAGCCCGAGAACGGCTCGTAGCAAAGCCCGCCCCGCGCGACGTGCTGGCGCATGGGGATACCGAAGGCGTCGAGCGGTTTCGGCGTCGGGTGGTCGGGGCGCTCGTCCTTGGCGAAGGACTGCATCTCCCAGGTCGAGGGCAGCGTCTCCTCCGCCACCTTCGGCGGGCGGTGCGGGCGGCGCCAGCCCATGAAGCAGGGCTCGTGCTTCCACAGGTAGTGCGAGCGGGTCAGGACTCCGCGGTCCTTCACCCAAATGATCTGCTGGTGCACGAAGGCGCCCGCCCTTTCCCAGCACTCTTCCAGCATCGCCTGGCGGCGCGAGGCGTGCCAGCAGTACCACGCGGCATCCTCGGTGATGGCTTCCGCCACGGCGGCGGCGATGAAACCGTCGTAAAGCTCGGCCCCCTGCGAACTGTCGTCCCAGGTGGTGCCGTAGGAGGCCGACCAGTCCTTGTTGCGGGTCGGATGGTTCGAGCCGTCGTAGTCCACGAGATACGGCGGGTCGGTGGCGAACAGCACGGCGCGCTCGCCATTCATCAGCCGGCGGACATCCTCGTGGTTGGTGGCGTCGCCGCAGAGCAGCCGGTGATCGCCGAGGATCCACAGATCGCCCGTGCGCGACGCGGGATTGCGCGGCGGCTCGGGGATGGTCACAGGCGGCACGGAGCCCTTGGAGCCACCTTCATTTTCACCGCCCCCGTCCGGGTCGAGCGCGAGGAGTTTGTCGAGTTCCCCGTCCGAGAACCCTA